CTCAGGAAGGATACAAAACATTTGTAATTGAAGATAATATTGGCGGACGCTTCTCGGTTCTTACTCCGGTTGGTTTACTACCAATTGCTGTTGCCGGATTTGATATTCGTCAACTGGTTGCCGGAGCCGCAACAATGGAAAATAAATGTGGACACAAAATCCCATTCGAAGTAAATCCAGCTGCTCAATATGCCGCCGTACGTAATGAACTTTACAAAAACGGAAAGAAAACAGAAATTCTCGTCAACTACCATCCTAAGTTACATTATTTCGGTGAATGGTGGAAACAGCTTTATGGCGAAAGCGAAGGAAAAGAAAACAAAGGCATTTTCCCTGCTGCTGTTGACTTCACTACTGATCTACACTCAATGGGCCAATGGATTCAGGAAGGTGAGCGCACGATCTTTGAAACCGTAATTTCGGTAAAAGAAAGTAACTACACAAAAGTATTCCCCCACTCAGAAGAAAATCTGGATGGCTTGAACTTCCTTGCCGGAAAACGCGTAGACGAAGTAAACAAAATGGCTGAGCTTGGAACCATGATTGCTCATATTGATGGCGGTGTGCCAAATCTGAAAATTGAACTTCCAAAACTAAATGAGTACTATCTGGGTGAGTTGATTTATTTCTTCGAAAAAGCTTGCGGTATTAGCGGTTATTTACTTGGAGTAAATGCGTTCGACCAACCAGGCGTAGAAGCTTACAAGAAAAATATGTTCGCCTTATTAGAAAAACCGGGGTTCGAAGCTGAAACAAAAGCAATAAAAGCAAGACTTTGATCAGAAAAGATCAACTGTCTCTAAATAAAAAAGGTCATTCCAAATTAGGAATGACCTTTTTTATTTTTGCGAAAAAACAGTAGCAATCCTACTTTTTTGCTTTAATAGGAGTTTTCAATTTAAATGATACATAATTCACCCCTGTAGAAGAAGTTCCGAAATTTGCATCCGATTGCAAATAAAATTTAAGTATCGAATTTGTACTGGCAGCTTTTGCAACATAACTAAACGGGAAATAAGCATAACTTTGCTTTGCCATAAAAACAAATTTTCCAGCTGAATAATTTGAGCTTGCCTTTACAAAAACTCCATTCAGAGAAGATTCTGTAGGCAATATAATCTTAGTTGAAATTGTATCATTCGGGCGGGTCAATGCAAAGCCAACAAGATTATTGGAAACGGCATTTAATACAAATTTAAACTGCACCGTATCGCCAACAGAAATTGTATCCATAAGATAATCATAATCGTCCTTTCCTGCATAGGAAATTTTCAAAGTATCTTTTCCATTAGCAACAGGGGAACTATACAAAGACATTTGGGGTGTACTATTCGACTCCCCGGACAAAGCACACGCTGTAAAAGCGAGACAAAGAAGACCTAAAAAAATAATTTGATGTGATTTCATGCGAATATAGTTTATTTGAAGTAATTACGCACGCAAAAGCATTTATTCGGTCTGTGTTGAAGATCTCTCTAAATGCTAATTTATGCCCCTAAATTTTGTTTGTGCAAAAATACATAATCAGCATCAATAATCTCACGAATTCAGAATTAATTAAGAACTTGTAAGATTTCTATTGTCGGGGTGACAAGAATCTTTTTACCACTTTTATTCCAATTAAAATGCTGATTATCAATATTTATTTATTACTATTTTTGTAAGTACCGTCCCGTTTAAGTCCCGGTACACGGAGAATAAAATACAGCACAATAAGCTGTATATGAAAATACTACATGCATAACTATCCTGCGTCCGCACTCCGTACGCGTGCACAAAGCTTTTTTAGGCGTTCAACCTCCATCTTCAATTCATATATTTCTTTTTGTTGTTTTCCCAATTCAAGTTGCTGCTCATACATTATTCTGAGTTGATCTTCACTTTTTATTGGTGGTGCATATATTCCAATCGGAGTAGATGCCACTTCATTTTTGTTTAGTCCAGATTCTGGAGACTTTCCCGTTTTGTCACCTACTAATTCAGATATAGTTACATTTAATACTTGTGCTATTTTGTCCAGAGTTTTAATATTCATCGAATTGTTATCCAGCGATTTATAAAAACCCGGCTCTGATATCCCAATTCGAGACACCAAGCTTTTAATACTAATATTTTTATTAGCCGCCACCTCTTTAATATTCAATAAGTTATACATGTACTAAAAAATAGTTTAGAAATAGACTTCAAAAAAGTTTGTTTTGTCAAAACTTTATTTTAGTTTTGCAGTACCAAATTAGTAATAAATTATTAAACCAATGCAACAACAATCGGAAAATGATACCAAAATGAGTGATATTACTCATAGCGAAACTAAAAATGATATCATTATTGGCTTTTTGAATCATTACGATCTACAAAATGATACCAATAAAAAGATATTGCGAGACGCATTTCTCGACGAAACAGGATTGTCAATGAACACTTTTTATTATAAGTTGAGAAAGAAAAATTACAAGAAAAAAGAAGTGGAAGTATTAGCTAAAATTACTCACAAATTCAGAAATGATGATTCTAAAGTGCTTTGAATTTAATGTTCGACCAGGTGCGCTAGTAGAGGTAAGACATTACGACGAGCCAATATATGTACTCACCGAAAGTCACAGAGATTTAGTGTCTCCACTATATTGCGAAATTAGAGAGCGATATCCCGAAGCATACTCAAATCTTTGTCCGAGATATAAAGACTCATTACAAAATACATGGTTCTTTGAATTTAGGGTAGTATGTGGATTTATCAAATGCAACTGGGGTTCATTTGATGGACAATGGGATATTGACGAAAACGGTGATTGGCATTTTGAATTTCATCTTTGCCCGATGTTCGGAGAATGTAGATCAGAAAATAAATTATGTAATCCGAAAGAAAAATTACCATTGAGCGATAGTGAATTGAAAGTAATCAGAATGATAGCAATCGGTAAAAAAGTAATTGAAATTGCAGATCGACTTTGTCTTGCTCAAAAAACAGTTGAAAATCATGTTTACAATATGAATAAAAAGCTTGGTACACATAGTAATTCACAACTAAGCAATTATGCTCATAGGAAGAAAATAATATAAACCCCGACAAGGAACCCACAATGAAGCGTCATGGTGGTGGCAGAGAAAGACTGCCAAAAGGCAAAAAAAGGAGATAATCGGGTGATTAAAGGGAATCGAAGAAAAAGAATAATTGAGATTATTATATGTGAGTGAGTGAATGATTCCCGACAGGCTTTTCCGGAGCGCAGCAAACTGCATCTCCTTTTTTTATTGAAAATCTAAACTCTATATAGTTTATCCCGGCATCCACAAATCGAAAGAAAATAGGAAATTGCCCGGATGAACCACTACCGGTACTCTTTTGATTACTGATGAGAGTACCGGTAGTTTATTCATATTTTAAATAATAAATAACCATCAACATGAAACAATTAACAGAATCCAGTAAGACCGGTATATTCGTAATTATATCGATAATTTTCACTGTTATTTTTTACTTCATCGCAAAAAGCCAGTATTCACTTGGCTACATTGCCACTGAAATAATCTGCGGAATACCTGTATTAACAATAATCGTGATCATGTCAATTAGAAGCTATAGAAAGATAAAATCTATATATAGACATCAGAATGATTTGTATCTGAAATCCGATATCGAAAAAAACGAACATAAAAAGAATTGAACTTATGAGCGAGATAACAATTTCACCCGATCAAAATAGAATAATATCTGAAGGTATTGTCCATGTTTTCATACCGGAAAAAGATAGTAGCGAGCAATGCAAATATTGCTCGTTATTCAGCAAATGTGTTGAACTACAATCCACGGTTGCAAATGAATTTCCATTTCCATGCATCGCTGAGAACCGCCTTGATGAAGATCATGGATTTTTCACGCAAATAAATGCCTAATGATTTGATTATGGATTTATCAATATACGCTCCGAAATCATTTAGCGATCCAAAATGGATTGACCAATATATAGCCAAAATGGGCGAATCTGAATTTTGGTTATATAAAAGTAAAGTCTATAACCTACTTGATAGCATGGAGGTTGGTTTTACATTACCAGTTACAGCATGGGCTGAAGTTTGGAATTACGACCTATTTATCAAAATAGCATGTTTCTATATATCAGAATCAGACTGCTGCTATTCAATCAATCAGAGTCACACAATAATAAAAAGAAATTTCGATGCAAGAGAAATGGAGAAAACACTTACCCTACTTAAAGAAGAACGTGGGTATAAAATCCCTGCAAGAGATGGCAGAGGAACTGAACGAAAAAAAAGAGGATCTAAGACTATTTCTGCACCGGAGCCGGCTATTCAAAGTAAACCGAGATGATAACCTTATTATACGGCTTTTGACGGTAAAATTCACCTATCCCGAATACTTTACCCCCACAAAACAGTTTTTTGTTGCTACCGGCATAAAGCAACGCCGGTGGTGGCAATTATATAAAGGAGAACAGAGAGCAACAGGGAAAGAATTATCTGCTGTCGTCCGGCATTTAAAAGTGAATGAGAAAGAAATACAAGGGTGGTTACAATTAGATTTATTTGAAAATGTACTATAACGAACAAGATAGAGATAAAATTTTAGAAGCCACAAATAAAAGGCTGGTAGAAGTTATTGGTGATTTCATCCAGTTACGTCATAAGAATAACGAGTCTTCGGGCGAATGCCCGAAATGTCACGGAGAATACTCATTTAAACTAAACACTGCAAAAGGTGTATTCAAATGCTTTAAATGTAACGGTATTAGCGGTACAACGGCATCGCATTTCCTTATGGAAGGTCAAAATATGCCTTTCCACGAAGCATTGGAATACCTAAACCACAAATTCAGTATTATTGCTGATATTCCTACAGTACCAGCTAAAAAAGTTGTTGCCAAAAAGACACATAAAAAAACGGCAAGCTATTGCGATCGTATGTTGGCCGAATCCGGGCTTACCTATGCAGATGTGCAAAGTAAAATCGTTACGATTACCGAAAATCATACCACTACAGATAAAAAAGTATTCCGTGCAGGAACAGTCAATAAATTTTTTGATACTGTTGACAAGGATGGGAAACCGTTAGAAGGAGATGACGTTATCATCGAATATTATGATCTTAACGGGCGTCCGTGCCAGTATGAAGTATTGAACGAAAAGGGCAAACCAACTGGAAAGTTTAAAGATTTTGTTCGCGTTCGGTTCCAGTTTCCTGACGAGCACAAAGATAAAAACGGGAAACCGGCTAAATACAAATCACCATACGGATCGGGGAACTTTATATATATCCCTGAAAAACTTCGTCAGCATATAAAAACAAACGGTAAGATAGAACACTTATTTGTCCAGGAAGGAGAAAAAAAAGCAGAAAAATCATGTAAGCACGGCATTTGGTCTGTCGGTATTGCCGGAATTCAAAATCTTGCACGTGACGGACAATTACCTATTGATCTTATTTCAATTATTCAACGTGGAGAAGTAAAGAAAGTGACACTCCTTTTTGATGCAGACTGGAACGATCTGTCCAATTCAATAAAGATCAATGATTCAGTAGACCAACGACCTCGTAATTTCTATTATGCAGCCAAAAATTTCAAAGAATATATGCGAAGCCTGGAGAATCGCGAAATTTACATTGAAACTTACGTTGGTCACGTACAAAAAAACGCATTAGGCGATAAAGGAATAGATGACCTGCTTGCTCGCACGTTAAAAGGATCCGAAGAAACCTTACTCCAGGATTTGAATTGGCTTATTAATGAAAAAAATCTAACCGGAAAATATCTGCAGCTTTTCAAAATAACAGCAGTAAACGACACAAAAATTCAGGAAATTTGGAACCTCAATAATCCCACAGCATTCGCTAAGGCTCACTTCGATGTGCTTCGTGCATTACCAAAATTTCGTATTGGACGTCATATCTGGAAATTCAATGAAGATGATGAGATAGAGAGTGCACAACCACTTGAAAGCGATGAAAAATACTGGCAGGAAGTACAAGGGTTAGATCGTAACGGAAGTCCGAAACCAACTACCTATGAGTTCAAATACGGCCGATGCTTTACCTTCCTGCAGAACCGGGGTTATTATCGCATGATGAATCTGGACGGAAAAACCTATCAGTTCATCCATATCAATCACCCGACGGTGCGAACCGTTGAGCCTTTTGAAATTCGCGATTATGTAACCGACTTTACCAAGGTAGCCGCTAATGAAGATGTGCTTGAAATGATTTACAAAGGCGGGGTTCAATACCTGGGACCGGACAAACTAAGCAACCTAAACTTTAACCGACCTACATTCGAAGATCCAAGCCGCGAATATCAACGTTTATACTTCCGCGAAGGTTGCTGGGAGATAAAAGCCGACGAAACCAAAGAGCTAGATTATACGGCGGTACCGTACAATATTTGGAATGATCAGAAACACGATTTTCCTGCAGTACTCACTAAACCGCTTATCACTGTTTCTCTGAACAATGATAAGCAATTTAGTTACACCATTACTGCCGAAGGAAAAAGATGTCAGTACCTGCAGTTCCTTATCAATGCTTCAAACTTTACTTGGCGCAAAGAAAAACAGATAGCCGAAGGAGACAAAGAAGTAACCATTGATCCGGATGAAGCGTATGAAAACATTCTCCATCTGGTGTCGAAACTAGCCGCTATGGGTTACCTTGCCCTTAGCGCAAAGGATCGGTCCGTATCGCGCGCCGTTGTGGCTATGGACGGAAAGCAATCGGAAGTTGGACAATCGAACGGACGATCGGGTAAATCTATCGGTGGTGAAGCCATGAAGCACATAGTACCTACGCTCTATATCGATGGTAAGAAAAAGGAAATTGAATCTGATCCCTTTATCTGGGACGGTATGACCGAAAAAACTAAATGTGTATTTATAGACGACGTTCGAACCAATTTCTCGCTTGAGTTCCTTTTTGCCAATATCACCGGTGATTGGAATGTAAACTGTAAAGGAGGAAAACGCTTCACTATTCCGTTCAACCAGTCAGCTAAGATATACCTCACCACCAATCATGCATTAAACGGCCGTGGTTCGAGTTTCTTGGATCGTCAGTACATTATTGCATTCTCCGACTTTTACAACGATGAGCACAAGCCTAAAGATGATTTCGGCGGCTTATTTTTCGACGACTGGGATTTTGACCAATGGAACCTATTCTGGAATCTTTTGGCGAATTGCCTGCAAATTTACCTGAAGTACGGTTGCATCCAGGCACCACGCGAACGGATAGAAACACGACAGCTTCGCCAGGATATGGGCGAAACATTCCTCAGCTGGGCAGATGAATATTTCAGCGAAGATCGCAAGCTAAATTGTAAGCTGATAAGGAAAACGCTATACGATGAATACATCAAATATTCCAATCTACCGAGTAAACTCGTATCTCCAACGGCATTCAAAAACAAAATAAAAGCTTTCTGTACATGGAAAGGCTATAAATTTAATCCACATGTATTCGATCCGATCAGCGGTAAGCCATTGAAATACGATAAAGACGGTCGTCCGGATCTCGATGATAAATCGGGAGGTGTAGAATATTTCTGGATTGGTACCCGACCGGTCGACGCTACCGACACTGCAGTAATTACTCCGGACAAAAAGCTTGTGCCGGCGGATGATAAAAAACCGTTTTAAAATAGACACAAATACTATGGATATAAAACAAAAAGTTGGTCTCAGAGTGAAAGCACTGGCCGATATCTCCGGATTGAGCATAAAGCACCTGGCATGGGACTCTAATCTGGACCCGGCCTACATATACTCAGTTATTCGCGGAGAGCGAAACATATCGCTAATAGCAATAGAAAAGATTTGCTCAGCCGTAGGAATAAGCGTTTCCGAATTTTTCAATGACACCGAATTTACAAATTAATTATACAACAAAATTTGACACAAAATGGAAAAAACAATCAAACCATTCAATTTTTACTTCAGCACATCTTCAGAACTAACCACAGTAGGAGATGCAAAACTAAACTGGCTAAGTGACCGAAAAAAAGTAAATGAGGAAGAGTTCTACAAAAAATTAGATGAAGAACTGGATAAACTGAATCTAAACGAGGAAATGAGATCCGATGCTATAAAATCAATCAAAGAGGTATTATTTGAGAAAAAAGCCGCAATTACGGTGGGATCAACTTGCTTTGAATACTCAAAAAAATAGATAACAAACAACTAAAATATATACAAAATGAAAAAAGAAGATTTATTCCAGGCAATTGAATTGATTATTGAATATGGAGCTTCAACCCGAATGCTACAACTTAAATTGAACATTGGATACAATAAAGCCAATAAGTTTATGGATATGGCCGAACAAATAGGAGTTGTAGGCAAACTAAATGGCTGTAAAGACAGAGACGTTCTTATTACCAGCATAGACGAAATAAACATGGTAAAGTTCCGTGAATGCTTTATTTTGTTGAACGCTACCCAGAAACGTTTTCTAATACGAAACACCTACGATACAGCGGTAAAAAACAAGCTCGACGAAAAACTTCGAGCGGAATTTCAAAAGCATATTCATAAGATAATTACTGGGTTTGACATTCCGAAGTTTAAAATTTTACATGCTCAGATTCAGAATGAATATCTATCCGCCGGCGGAAGATGTAAACCATTTGAATACAGAGATAGCGTTGATCATTTCACACCAACCAGTCACCGGACTAATTTCATGATCTATGTTACCGATGGATATTGGATTGAACTTATAGAAGTGAATGAAAATCCTTTTAATTAATAAACCATGAGTATAATCTGTATATCACCAGATCAAAATACTGTAACAGTACATATGATCGATTATGAATTTATCAAAACTACAGGAACTGAGTTTTACTGTAACGAATGCTCTTTTTTCAGGAAAAGGGTCTGCAGAGAAGTTCCTTGCGATTTTAGAACAAATCTGGGAATTCCGAGAACTGACCAGACAACCGGTTATTTTAAAAAGAAAAAACGAACACAAGAAAATCAAGTATTATGAGACAACTACCCGCCCTATTCTCCACACCCATGGTGCAAGCCATACTGGAGGACCGAAAAACGATGACCAGGAGAACTACAGGACTTGAAATTATAAACGGACATCCTGATTTATATTATTTATCCGGGGTTATAAATGGAACAAATTCATTCGTTTTTAAAATGACCGTGAATGTGATGGAAATTCCTGATATCTACATTACATCACGGTATCAGGTTGGTGATCATATTTGGGTTCGTGAAAAATTTGAAACTGAGACTGACGGAACTGTAAAATTTTATGCTGGTAATATTGAAGTTGAGCACAATACTGCTTATCGTCAGCTTACAAAATGGAAAACATCTATACGCATGCCAAAGGAAGCCGCCCGTATTTGGCTTGAGTGTACCAGAGTAAGATGTGAGCGTCTTATGGATATTACCGAAGATGATGCAATAGCTGAAGGGGTTTCAGAATTTGGATCTCTAACTAAGAGATATGTAGATTATTGTCCAGAAAATCATTATACTAAAGATGAACTTAAATCGGGATATGTATTTGAAACTACAGCTGTATATTCATTTTTGACACTTTGGGAGTCAATGAATGGAATTGAGTCAGTAAGATTAAACCCCTGGGTATTTATATATGAATTTAAACGGATAGAAAATCCATGAAAGCAAAAGATATTGATCTGAGTTTAGTTGGATCTGAAATAAAAATAATTGCTCCAAAACATCCATGGGCTGGTAAAGTAGGAATTATAACAGGTTCTGAAGATTGGGGAAAGAAAGAAGGTCATGCTTTCCTCGTTGCAATAACCGTAGATGGAAAACCATGGGGATGCAGAGTTTTTAAACAAGACAAAATAGAAGTAATATGCCAAAACAAAACAAAATAATCGTTTGCGTGTCCACTGACGACATGGAACGCCGGGCAATGGTACAACGGCTCATCATAAAGCTTGGATTCGCTCTAACGCCTGGAGATGCCGGTAAAATCATCAAGAAATCACCAGAGGACTTTGATATGAGTTCCGCTTACTTCGTCTTCGCTACGCATTGTAATCTGAATTCCAGTCCCAACATCACCCACCAACTCTACCGGCTGGCCATTCAAGGTATAGCCGTTGTAGTTGGAGTGAAAACGCTCAAACCTCAACATGAAATGATGTGTGAGGTATATTATCAGGGAGACGTTTAAAAGCCCTTAATAAAGGTCATAACTTTCATAACGAATAGCCCGATTTTAATAATGAGACTTACAATTTCTTTGACTTTTTTCATGGATATTTTTTTCATAGTAATTAAGTATTTAATCATAAATACTTTTTAGAAAATCAAAAAACACATGTTTTTAAAAATTATTTTCAATAAAATCAACATTTATGTACAAAGGATTAAATGAAACAAGCACATTAAATAATCTTCAGCTAGTTATAGCCCGATGCCCGGGATGGTGTGAAGAAGGATATCAGATTGCCATTTGGAATGGAACTCGATTTGAGTATGGTGAGGCTCCAAATGATAGCTTTCACGAACATGTAATTGCATTTTTACCACTCGATTCGGATGGAGTTCCAATAACTGAAAAGGCTGTAGAAACTTTTCACGGTGAGAGAGTAGACGAAAATACTATTTTCCATTATATTGAAGCTCTTGATTGGGATTACGATGAAGATGATAACAAAGTGATAACAAAATTTCAACTTAGCTTCACGTTCTACGACTGTCATTACTTTGTGGACGTTAGAGTAAAAGATCTCGATGGTAGCTACGGAAGCATATGTATGGAGGGTAATGGGACATTGTTTGATAGTTTTGAGGAATGGTGTACTGATGAGCACTGGGATTTCATACAGAAGAAATGCAGAGAGTATATTGCAAACTCAGTAACGGAGAAATAAATATGAAAGACATAGAATGCAAAGAAGTAATTATAACTACGCTGGAAAGACGTGGAAAAGGCACGGAGAATGATCCTATCCGTAGGGTTACACAGGTATACGAAAAAACCGGTGAATTGATATCAGAAAATGATCCCATCAAAGATAAATTTTCAATAGAAGACATGAGACAATTTGCCCGACATTGCGTGGATCAAAAGCTTAGTGTAACCGATATCAAATCAGAAACCGTAATCAAATGGGATGAATTAGTATTCTGACTGACGAAAGTAATCATCAATGAGCCGACACGTAGTGTGCCGGCTCATTCTGTTAGTTGGTGTACAGAGTCGGTTGTAATATCACTCAGAGACTTTCTAAGACGGTAGTAATTCCTGAGCTGGCCTTTGGCCGGCTCTAATCTTCTTCGCGCGGTACGCGCAACCTTATTCTTTCTCTTTCTTTGCTACGGAGGAACGACGTAGCTTAACTCTGCATGAGCGGCTTTGCCGATCATGACCTTATAACCGGGGGGTTCTTCAATTCCCCCGCACCCCCTTACTTCGTCTGTAAAATTTTGGACAATTGTACCGCGATTTCGAGCGATCAAACGTTCAAAAAAATAAGTTTCATACCGGGAGAAAGCGGGCGGCAGCCACCCCCTAAAAAAAGCGATATCTACCCCCTAAAACACGATCAAAACCAGATGGCATACATATAATATTTCTTTTTTTTATATTTTCTCTTTTTTGAAAAATGACTACTTAAAAATAAGAGATAAAAAAGTACAATCGTACAAAAGCCAATTTTTGAAACATAAACAAATTAAAATGAATAAATTAACTCAGTACACTTTTCGCACAAAAAAGCACGAATTGCACCAATCCGCACTAAATTGAATTTTGTACGCGAAGCAATGAAAAAAAACGCTTTTGTACGAAATTTTGGACGGGTATATATTTCTCATATTCAACACAATAACAGCTATTACATTCCATTTTGCACAAAAGCACAAACTTATACCCTATATTTTCCCGTGGGGGGTATGTTCCGCTGATAAAAAGAAACGCCATTTAGTTGCAATTATCCGTAGTATTTTGTACCTTTAAGATAGCACTTAAAATAATAGTATACAATGTTTTAATTTTCAAAAATTAATGATATAAAGTATGAGTAAATTCAGCATAAACTTACCCTGTAAACCTTACGTTCGACGGTTTTTAGAGTTGAACTACGGATCCCCGGTTGATTTCACAAAGGATAAGACTCTATATATTGAGTTCAGAAACAAACTTGAGCGTAATTTAAAGCATAATGATGTGTATTATGGCAAGTTAAAAATGTGTAGATATACCAGCACCGTAGAAATAAAAATCACTGAATCTGATTTTTATCGTTATGGCTGGGAACTTTCAAAAACTGAAATGGTGAACTTCAATACAGTAATTGAATCAAGGGTGAAAATTTTCATGTATATAATTGTGAGTACACGCTTATCGTTCGGCAAATCTCTTACCGATTGTGTCAGCTATTTTCAGGATAAATATGGATTTCCAGAGGAAGTGTGGCCAAAGGAATCCATAATTAAGGACTGCAATAGAAACCTAACAGTTACGAAGAATGATATAGTGGATAATATTTCTTCATTAATAGATAAAATAACAATAGCGAAATTGTCGGAAAAAAAGACAATATCGCACAAATGTAAAAAAGTGTATGAAGCAACTACAATTTGACTTTACAAGTAATCTTGGCGGATTAGCTCGAATGTTTGCTATACCGACTTCTAGCTATCACCAATTACGTAGAGATTATACTACTTCATTGAATTATCTTGAGGTTATAAATCGAGATGATATTATTGATCTCTATTTTTCTGAAGATACAGAAGGTTTTAGCGAAGCATATGAAAAAGGGGTATATAAGGTAGAAATATCTGGGATAGTACCGAAATCAAATCCATTAAATACTGATAAGCTTCGAAGGCTTGATTCAGAATATTGGTTTGTACTAATACAGGATAATAATGATTTTATCCGTTTGGCCGGAACTGAAGAGAATCAATTATCATTTTCACGGACCGATATCTCCGGTCAAATATCTTCAAGAAATCAAATCGAATTTTTGTTTTCTGGATCACAAACTGAGTCGTGCGCTTTCATCACGCTTGACGAAATGGACAAATTATAAGATATACAAGGATTTTAAATGTTAAACAGCAGCTTGGTTTGTCCTTTCTGCTGTTTTTTTTTGCTTTTACTTTTGCTGAAAATAATTAAATCAAAGTAGATGTCAAAAAATTTATTTCAAGTAGTAATGCCTGTGGCCGATTATGGTTTAGGGTATAATTACATTAAGTATTTACTTGATAATGCAGATAAAGGTCCAGTTACATTTGAGGTGTCAAGTCTAGGTGGAGATCTTAATCAGGCAAAGCAGGTAAAGAAATTGTTTGCCGATCACGGAGATATAACACTTGATTTTTTCGGTTATTGCGCCTCAGCTACAACTGTTCTTGGCCATGGAATTCCTGTTGAAAACACCAGAATTTATTCAGATGCATGGTTTATGATTCATCAGCCCCTTGTGTGGGTTGAAGAATGGGGAAGGATGAATGCTGATGATTTAACAACAGCCATAGAGAATTTAAAAGCTCAGAAGGAAGGTGCTGAACTTCAAACTCTCCAAATGGCAAAAGAGTATGCTGACTATACTGGTCAGCCAGTCGAAAAAATGCTATCAATAATGAAAGAGGAAAAATGGCTTACTGCTCAACAGGCTGTTGATCTTGGCTTAGTTGGTAAAGTTATTCCCTCAGTGAAAGGTAAAAAGTCTGCAATCACAAATGAGCTAAAAGAAATGATAGCTGCTTGTGCTCTTCCTCCTATTCCTGAATCATCATCAGATGAAGAGCAGGAATTTTCCCGTTTTCAAAAATTTTACAATCGTATTACTAACAATCAAAAAAACCAAAAAATTGAAATGAGAAAAGATTTTTCTTTAATTAATCAGGTTTTGGCAGTTGAAGGCGTTAACGAATCGAACGGACAAATTACGATGTCTGTTGAGCACGTTATGGCACTCAATAACAAAATCAAGGCTGATGCCGATTCAATTAGTTCTATTACCGCCGAGCGCGATACTGCCGTAAATGAAAAAGCAACTGCCGAAAATGCTCTAACTGGTTTAACGGCCAAAATTGATGAGCTTGATCCAACTGTAAAAGCTGCTGCAACTACTGAAGCTAAAGTTGCTGCTATTACTGCTAAACTTGCTTCGCGTCCTGGTGCTAAGGTTGAGAAACCTCACGGTAAAGGAAGTGAAACTTCTGTTGAAAATTCAGTAGAATGGGGTGATATTGACTCATTACCCCATAACCAAGCTGCTGATAAAGAAATTTGCTAACTATTACACATTTATCATTATGGCTATTAACAAGACAGACATTATTAAAGAGTACGGCGCGTATTACAAAGCCGGAAGTGCAAACGAAAAACGGTTAAAAAGGCTGTTACTATTCGGTCGTGAGACCACAAAACTTGCCACTGAGATAAAAACTGATGACACGCTTTATCAATTAGGGCAATCAAAAATTTCTTCATTGGTACAAAGTTTTCAAAAAGGTTTTACCCCTAAAGGTGATTTGACATTTACACCGAACGAGATTCGTTTATTTCATTTCAAGGTGGATTTAGAAATTTACCCAGATGACATTTCAGACAGTTGGTTAGGATTCCTTGAGAGTAATTCACTTACTCGTAAGGAATGGCCTCTTGTACGTTATATCATGGAATCTCATTTCTATCAACAGATTGATGATGACATGGAACGCCTTGTATATTACAAGGGTGTCTATGTTGCTCCTACAACTGGAACTGCCGGAGTTACTTCCGGAGCAATGAATGGTTTGAAAATTCAATTGCAATCTCCCAAGGTAAATCATGTTGCTCTGGCACCTTTAGAAGCTTCAACAATTTATGATCAGGTTGAACTTTTCTACGAATCAATTTCGGAAGAATATCAAGGTCAAAAACTAATTTTTGGAATGTCACCAAGCTGGAGACGTAAGTTCCTTAAAGATAAGAGAGCCCTTGGTTATTACGAGAAAAAAGGGCCTGATGAAATTGATGATGGTATTGATTTCACTCCATCTAGTGTCATCGGACTGCCATCTATGATCGGAACTGATGATATCTGGGCTACACCAGTAGGGAACTTCTTGCATATAACCAAAAAAGGAGAAAATGCATCTAAAGCTAACATTGAAGAATCTAAGCGTTGTCTTGCAATCATGACAGATTGGTATGAAGGGTTAGGATTTGGGCTTAATGAAACTGTTTGGACAAATGTTGCCGCAGTTGCTCCTGCTCCTGCTGAATAATATAATCTTTTAAAAACAAATTTGTTATGTCAAAAAGAATATCATTAGATACCATCGACCATGATTTGGATGGTGGTAATATGTCAGGAATTGTACCTCGCGTAATTTACGGCTATTGGGAAGATGTGGCTGCATGGCCAACAGAACCGAAACCGACAGAACTAGCTGGAGTAGTCACTCCTATGACATTGGAACAAGCCGGTGCCCTTGTTGGCGATGTGGTTATGAAATCTGGAACCAAAGCGTTCAACTTTGATTTTACAGAAGATGTTGGCAGTTTGAAAATTAATTCAGTTGGTGAAACTGATGCTGCTCATGTTGAGTATGATTTAAGTCTTACTAAAGCAAAAATTGCAAAGAAAATCTTAGGATTCCAAAATGCAGCTTTGGAACGCAAAATGTTCTTCATTATTCAGGACGAAAACGGGAACTATTACCTTATGGGTAATAAACGTCGTGGTTGTACTTATGTTACCGGTGGAGATGGAAATACTACCGGAGCAACTTCAAGTGATCGTAACCAATCTGTAGTGAATTTCAAGTTCCGTGCATCAAAAGGATATCTCTACGAAGGTGACGTAGAAGACATTTTGGTGCAAGTTCCGTAATCGTTCTAAATTTAAACTGTAAAAGCTCCGCATACATGCGGAGCTTTTTTTTGTACTTTTTTCGCACGGAAAAGCGCACGTACTTTGTGTAAATTATTAATCCACCTAATTTTAAAAGTAAAGTATGGAAGTAAACATTTCGCCTGAAGTTCGACAGAAAGTGGTTGACTGGGTAAATTCAAAATCAAAAGATTTAAACACCGGACTTGAAATATTGGCTTCAACCGGCTATAAGCCTCATGTGTGTGCCAACTTTATTGCTCACAAAAGGCGCCAAGACATTCCAACTAAATTGGAATCTGAACTTCGCCTATATCTTCGCTATTATGCCAATCCTAGTAATTCAATTCATCAAGATGAAGAATTGGAAACTGATGAAAAAAAAGAATTGAAAGTATTGGGTAATATTGAAAAAGAGTTGCAAAATGAAGAATATCCACCAATAATCAAGCAATTATTGACTGAGTATTCAACCGACTACACGAAACGAAGTATTGCTCATAAAGAATTGAAAGCCGTTGGCGAAGATAATTCGGAAGAGTCGTGTGAGAAACGTAAAGAATTGCTTTTTCTTATTGCCTGTTCAAGCCTTCGTCAAGATGCATTCTGGAAAGCATTTGAGGCATTTAAAACAGATGGAACTTTGCCTAATGACGAACTATTCGCAGATAAGTATATTCCTGCAGTAAATGAAGAAACTGACGAAAACAAAGAGAAGGAATCTGAATTTGTATTGGCTACTGATTTGGATAAACTAAAAAAACAGTCTGATAATTGGAGAGGTAAAATTTCCAAGGCCAAAAATCAATTGGATTTCTGTTCTGATAAAAAAGAAGACAAACCAAACCCAATGCCGGCAGGTCCAAAACGTATCACTAAAGAAAAGAAAGTTGCTCAATTGATTGCTGAAAAGCTACAAATCGATACTGCAATAGCTAATCTTAAATAAAGCGCTATTATTTTAAAGTCAACCCGAGACAATGTTTCGGGTTGATTGATACCTACAAACCTGAATATATGGCTGAAATGGCAAAATACCAAACTAAAAAAGGATTGGCAGAACAACGGCACGAACTTATTTTAGCTCATATTCTAGATCCTGAAAACTCTCCGCTTCCGACAGAATATAAAGAACAGTTTAATCGGGTCGTTTCTGCAGCTAAAATGCTCGATGAGCTTCATCCTAGCAGCGTTTACCCTCGCTTACAAGCAAAGTATAACATAACACGAAATACGGCCAGAAATGACATTAAATTAGCTCAGGAACTATTCAAAAGCAAACATGAGTTTGATTGGGATTACTGGCAACAATGGCAAATAAAGGATTTGGTTGATACAATTAGAACCTGTAAGCATGCCGGTAAGCAAAAAGAACGCATTGCAGCTCAAAAAGTGCTTCGTGATGTGATAGGCGAAAAGGTAATTGGTTCCGAAGATCCAAAACGAATGGAAAAGAGCGTATTCAATATTCAATTAAATGACAATAAAACAATTGTTAATTTCGATTTAAGCACGATAAAAGGACTTTCATCTACTGAGATACACACAATAGTTGAAGCTATTGTAGCACCGGCTGAAACGGATGAACAAATTTTAGAAATACTAAATACATAGATATGAAAGAATATAGAATTACTAAAATAGTTAAAGTGCTATTTTGCTTTTCAGCAGTAGGAATAATAACTACTGCTATAGAAATAGTAAAATTTACATGTTGGTTGATTAGTATAATTGTTTGATGGAAAGTTACTACGAGGAAGATATTTCGCTTAATTCATTTCAAGTTACAGCTCAACTATTCAAGGCTAAACTCAAGTACTTGATAGCAGGTCGTGCTACTGGTAAATCGTTTGTAAATGGTGCTGAAGTGGATGAAAACGTGCGTATAATGCCTCGTGGTATTACAACTGTTACTCAGGATACACTTGGTCAGGCACTAACAAAAACACTCCCGTCTACATTCAAGTATCTTGAAATGCTTGGATATAAGAAGTATGATCCGAAAACAAAATCAGGTGATTATGTTATTTGTGCAAAACCGCCTGATCATTTCTATACTCCATTTGAAAAGGTAATGAGCTATGAGCACATGATCACGTTTAGCAACGGTCATGCGCTTTATTTACTTTCCCAAAAAGCCGGTGCACGTGGTCCAAATGCTGATTATAATATCACTGATGAGGCTTTGACCATTGATAAAGTAAAGTTTGACCAGGAAGCTGCAGCCACTAACCGTGGTAATGAAGAAATCTGGGGCTTTAAGAGAAAAGACGGAAAACCAAAGCTTGAAAAACACCACGGTTCTACGTTCACTTCTTCCATGGGTTATCTTCCGGAACACAAATGGATGACAGATCCGGCACAATACTACGAAGATGAAGCAGGAATTCGGATCTTTGAGGTTTGGAATAAAATTGTCAATCTTCAACTACAGTTAATACGTGCTAAAGTAGATAATGACGAAAGATTAGCCGTTGAATTATGGCATGAATCAGTACGATTACGTAAACAGATAACTCCATTTGTCAGCAAAGATGGAGTTTTGTTCATGCTCTCTAATGCCTTTGACAATATCCATAATATTGGATTCTCATACATAACAAAGATGTACCAGGTAATGGACATTGTTACGTTTATGATTGAGATCCTGAACTATTACATTGATAAAGTAACTGATTGTTATTATGCATTAGATGAACGACATGTTTATTATAAAGCTGATAATGATGATTATATTAGAGGATTAGCCGATAACAATGACTTTGATTGGGATGATCTTAAAAAACGTAATTCCTTGTATGATGCCGATTGCGATCAGAACCAAGCAATTGAGATTACACCCGACTGGGGATCTAAGATATCACTCATTGAAGTATCTCAAGAACGAATGTATGATTTTGTTACCGGGTTAATACAAAAGACTGATAACAATATCAACGAGTTCTTTGTAAAGCCGGATGAGTATCCTGATACTATGATCAATGCATTGATAGATAACTTTTGCGATTACTATCGATATCACAAGAAGAAAGTAGTAGTATACACTGTAGATACTTATGGTGACATTAAATTAGCAAATTCAAAGAAGACGTACAATGAGCATGCTATCTCACGCCTTAAATATCATAAGTGGAAGGTAGAAATCAGAAAGCATCCAGGTAAGGAACCACCACAAAACGATAAGTATTTGCTTTGGCGTTATCTTCTTCACGAAACAGATCCATCATTACCTAAGAAGAGATTCAATGGCACGCGCTGTAAGTACACGCTTATATCTATGAATAACACATCTGTTATTCAAAAGCCTAATGGCTTATTCGAAAAGGATAAGTCAAGCGAGAAGCGTACATCTGTATTACCTGAAGAAGCAACTCACTTCAGTGATGCAGTTGATAAACGCATCTGGACTAAGTATGGTCAAGGGCTTAGGAAGAACTCTACATTCATTGCTCCTCGAATTTAACGCAGCTAATCAATGTTAGTTAATTATATGTCAACGTACGGGGAATCGTGTGTTAAAATCATATATCCTTAATAAACGTGCGTTTTTTAGTGCTATTTCTATAGGGCGGGGCGTGCTGAATTGTTGAACTTTGGTCTGTGTTTATTGCGATTTAAAGTATAAAAACTATTGAACTGTAGAGATTTGTTATATTATTAGCATTTTTTATATATTGAAAAAAGATTAGATCCGTGATGCTTTAATTTGTCCTTTTCCGTCCATCTGTTATTGGCGAAATTTGTATCGTAAAATTAAATTTATGGTAGAAGAAAGATTCCCTACATCTGGATTAAGTGCTGAATATGGTGACATAATTATGAATTCTGTTACCAAAACTGTTTCACTCGAAGTTTCGTACCAAGGTAAAATTATTTTATCTGAGATTTATGTTCCTGACTCTGATGCTAAAATTTACATTAAAGACTTGGGGATGCTTGCCATGAACTTTAAGAGTAAAGCCGATTTTTCTATTTACAATGGAATAGATGGAGCATGTGTTCAGCTTACGGTATCATTAACAGAAGGAAGTCAGGTAGTGTCTAAAGATGTAACTATTTATCAATGCATTGTGGATTTTGCAGACTCTCTGAATATTGACTTACTGAAAACGATCCCGCTTTCAAGAATGACAAAGAAAAAAACTGGAGTTGGGAGAACTGAATTTACTTCATTTTATGGTGGGTCAACTGTAAAAGCTTATATTGTTAAAAAAGGTCATAATCAGGATATTGCTATTACTGTCAATATAATTGCTTTGGCAAATCCAAATAATATGTATCGAATTAATGTTTCACCGGAAATAGTAGCTGCCTTAGCTGATTGTTATCCATCTGACTTAGTATATTATGAAATTTACACAAATAAAGATCAGGTTATTAGATTTGTAATGGAGCAGCGTAGTTATCCGCAATTACGCACATTTGTTTTTCGGAATTGCTTTGGAGCGCAAGAAAGTTTTACGTGCACAGGTGATGAAGAGAGTTCTCGCAAATGGAGTCGTGAATATGGGCTTAGCAAAAATATAAATATTCAGCTAACTCGTGACCTCGTCAATTCAATAACTGTGAATACAGGATTAGTTACCAATAGATCGGTAGAGGCTTTGGAGGATCTTCTTAATAGTGATCAGTTGGCTTTACTAGATGCACAGGGATTTCAGGCTATAATTATTTTGGAAGAGAATTTTAAAAATAATAGCCGACGAGATGAAGTCAGATCTTTTGATTTCACATACAGATTTGCTGGATATAACCAATTCAGAACGACTTATGCACCATTTAAAACCCCTAGAGTTTTTGATGATACATTCAACGAGACATTTAATTAATTATGGCTAAACCTACTAAAATAAGACGTAACCTGATGCTTAAGGAAATGGATATTAAATGGCTTCCTAATGAAAAGAAGGTGCTTTTTTCTATAAAGTTTATAGAAAAATCAGGGAAGCTTTTATTCTTTCCTTTCGCTTGTTCCAGGGGATTGCGATACAACATGGCGGAAGCCAGGCAACGTGGTATACAGCCGTGTGATGAAAAAGGGAATGCAATTGATCATGTTTATCCGGTAGGGATTGACGCGATAATACTATACAACCAAATGGAAGTAATACTTTAAACTATGGATATATTATTCAATAAGAACGGAGCCCCGCTTATTATGACTTCACGTCATGTATTTGTAAACACTGTTGGTGCTCCTAAAGGGATAAGTACTGAAGAAAAAAAACAACTTATTCAAACCGTTGATACTAAACTTGATCAAGATTTCTTTTCTTTGTCTGGCATAAAGTTACTTTCGTGGAATTCGAATAATGATTTTCCGCAATGGGCCGACAAAATAATTACTTCTACCAGTGTATTGAACTCCGGATTAAAGTTTATGCGGAATTTTACTATCGGTCAGGGGGTTTATGCGTGTAAAGTTACCGGATACGATACTGATGGGAATGAAATATTAATACCTTATCCGGATCCGGCTCCTCAGCAACTTATTTCGTCTCCTAAAATTCGCAGATATTTCGAACTTGCAGCTCGTGATTATTTTAAATTCGGGTGTTCCGGAGTTCAGTTAGTCCCCAATGCTGACGGTAGTAAAATAATAGGTCTTAATGTGTTGAATGCTTATTTTTTCAGGATAAGCGAACGAGATTCAAACGGTTTAGAAAAATGCGTTGTGTCTGGTAAGTTTCCGGATACACCTTCCGCCGGCGATTATAGTGTGTACGATGTGCTGCTTGATTATGATCCTGTTATGGATATGGATATTCGCAAATTTGAGGGAAAAGGAAAAGATAGTGCCATCTTTATGATTCGTGATTCCTGGAGTAACCGTGATACTTATTCGGAACCGGTGTGGTTGTCCGCCTATCTGGCCGGATGGATTGATATTGCAAAGTCAGTTCCTAAGTATCTTCAAAAAGCATATAAGAATCAGATTACATGCAAATTTCATATACAAATACCTTATTCGTTTTGGGATAAGAAGTTTCCTGAATCTGATTTTGATGATCCTAAAGATAGGCAGGCTGCTATCGAGATGTATATGGATGATATCGAAACTAACCTTCTTGGTGCTGAGAATGCAGAAAAGCCCCTTTTTACACACTACGACACCAATGATCAGAATGGAAAGATCCAGGATGGATGGATAATAACGAAGATTGACACAAATTCTAAAGATGCTGATAAACTTGTAACCAGTGCTGCTGCAAACTCAGAGATTCTTTTCGCATTAATGATTAACCCAAATGTGCTTGGTGCAGGTATGCCGGGTGGAACTTATGCCGGAAATCAGGGAGGTAGTAATATCCGTGAAGCTTTTCTGGTAAACATTGCCAATGCTTGGGTAGATCGTCAGAACTTTCTTGATCCATTAGAAATAATGATTAGATATAATTACGGTTATGAAGATTGTGCACTCAGGTACCGTAACACAATACTTACTACCTTAGATACGGGTAGTGGAACAAAGAAAAACTTAGCTTGATAATTTCATTTTGTAAGTACATTTTATTGTTTGATAATCCATTCTTGCTTGTGAAAGTAGGAATGGATTTTAAATATATTTTATATCTTTGTAAATCAACAATTCATATATTGCTATTATGAAAATGAAAACTAGAAAAGCCCAATTATCAACTGTTATTCATGAGACTGAAAAACTAATCAATGATGGTCATTTGATTGTAGATTCGTTAAAAAGTCACATTATAGTTATAGATAGTTTTTGGATCCTACTTGATAAATCCGGTCAGGAAAATTTCATTCGGAATATGGCCAACTATTGTAAACTTAAAAATGCTTATGAAGGTGTTTTGGAAGATGATTATAAAGAATTATTGCTTATAGTTAAGAGTATTGACATGAAAATAAATAATGTGTTCAAACTTGTAAATGGTAAAATAGAAGAAATTGACTTGAATAAAACGTCTTAATAATATACGTTTATGAAACGAAAAGTAATTGGTTTCGGATCTTATGGAGATGGTGACGATCTGGAAGAGGAGCAAAAAAAGGATAAGGATGTAGAGGCTTTGAAAACCTTAATCCAGTCTATATATTCGCCAGATGGCATTACGGAACAAAAAGAATTTAAAACTACCGCTGAGTTGATTTATGAGTTACGAGAAATGATACCAGCAACGGGAAGAGAAATGCGAACGGCTTTATCTGAAATGGGTTTTGAAATAAAATATATAGATGGTACTCCAATGTGGGTAATGTATCAATTACTAGAAGTTTATTGAATTATTTGTATCTTTATAAAAAAATAGTATGAATGGGATATTTTCTTACGACCAAATAAAACGATCTACATTTTTATTTAAATGTGGAGAATATAAAAATTTTGTATGTGCTACAATGTGCATGGATAAAGATAGGCAGAATGAGACATTATTTTTTAGAGTTAGTTGGGGTGATTCTCATGGATATGGCATTTCTATAATTGAAGCAATTAAAGATTGTACTAAAATACTAACTGAATTAGAAATAAATAATATTGCCAAGAATCTACAAAAGAAAAAGTAAACTTATAAATTGATCATTATGGAGTTTGACACCATGCATCCTAAAAAAGAGATAGACATTTTAGAACGTCATATATTAGCAGCAATTTCTAAGTGTTCTATATTTGAATTTAATGAATGTAAGAAAGTTTATCTTAGAGCTAAATCGTTCGATAAAACAATTGAAATATTAAAGCAGGCTGTAGAGCAGAAAAAAAGTCCACATATTATAATGGATGATCTTGGAATAAAAAGACCTTAAAATTAATGTACCACAAAAAAGGTGAGCAGATCTGCTCGCCTTTTTTGTGTGTCCTTTTCCTCCCTTGTCATAAGTTTTAAATTTGTACAATCAAAATTTAAAACTTATGATATTCTCCCCCGAAAAATGGAATAATGCCGGCGAAATACAGCCGTATATAAGCGTAGGCAAAGGTCTTAAATTTGCTACCGTGCAGGCTCCACTCCTTAGCTCGTTTGAAATGTTTCTACGTCCGCTCCTGGGCGATGCGTTGACTGCTGATTTGATAGCCTATTATACTGATGCCGATTCCGGTAATAAACAGAACCGTTTTGTGCAACTGGCTCAGCGGGCTAATGCATTACTGGCATTCTGGTATGACTATGATGAGATGCAACTGCTTATCAGCGATACCGGTTCTAAGCGTCAGGAGTCAGATCATGAAAAAACACCTTATAAATACCAGGAGCAAGCTTTGAAAAACGGTTGGAAGGTAAAAGGTTTCAACGCCCTGGATGATGTGCTGTCTTTCCTGGAGTTGGAGAAATCTACCTTTGAAAATTATAATGGATCGGCATCTAAAACCGATATTGTTAGGACTACGGCCGAAGTAGATAAGTATTATTTCATTTCTGGTAGCCGGATTATCCTGCTCCGTCTACGCCCGCATTTTCAAATCGTAGTTGACACAATTATTTCACCCCGACTTGGATCTATTTATACCAATCTGATTGCGGAACTGGTCAAAGAAACTCCGGATCCCAAATATACAAAACTTCGCGAAGCATTGATTCCTGTAGTTGTATTCTACAGTGTTGCCAGATTAATGCGTGAAACTGGTAGTTTGACCGATAAAGGATTGTTTTTTGAAACGCTTAAAAATACGGATGATGCTGTGAATACATCGCCGGTATCGGATGGTAGAATGAATACTCAAGCAACCATGGCGGAGGCTGATGCCATTAATTATTGGAAGATTGCTGAGAAACTTATGAAATCGACTTTGGAATATACCGGAAATACCGGAAGTAAAATGCCAAAGCGTGATAATAACGATAAAAAAGCATTTTGGGGATGAGAAACGTACGAGTAGTAGATCATAAGTATTTTTTATTCTTTGACCGGGTAATTGAAATACCAGTTCCGGAACGGTGGGAGGATCTGAATGAACGGCAATTTGAAACATGTGCCGGTATATATGTGAATCCGTTGCATGATGTTGACTTTATAAGTCGGTTTTTTGGATTGAAAAAACGAATTGTAAAGCGAATGACAAAGTTTGAACAGTATAAACTGACTGATCTTGTTGGTTTCGCCATGAGTCCCAAAGGAACGACCAATTTCTTTTTTATGGAAGAAATACCAGGAACAAATTTGCTATCTCCTGCATGTAAACTTCGTGGCGTATCTATCGAACATTTTTCGTTGTTTGACACGTTCTTTTTTGATTATGCGAATAATCCTACTGCTGAAAACCTGTGCCAACTGGTAGCTTCCATATACCTGAAAAAATGGGAAAAGGTTACGGATATTGATTTTGAAAAACGGGTAAAATATGTTTCCAGGCATGTAGATAAATCTACCCAATATGCCATTTTTTTGAATTACGTTTTTCTTCGTGATTGGCTTTCAAAAGCGTTTCCATTTCTTTTTCAAAAAGCGGATACTGAAGATAAACCGGAATCTAAACGTAAGACTAAACCGGCTTCTAGACCTAACCGTCCGGACTGGACTGCCATGATTGATAGCCTTGTTGGAGATGATATATTGAATTACGACCAATACAAAGAAATGCCTTGCATATTGGCTTTTAAAACTATAAATAAACGAATTAAAGAGTGGAAAAAGAATGGAAAATAACAATTTATTAGCTGCTTTTACGGCCTATATAGAGACTTTGTGCACTTCGCATGTAGAAATAAAGCATGTGAAGGATGATGAAGATAGCCGGCACTTTATAGAACTTAATACTGATCAGCAGATGCATTCGCTTAAAAATATCTGTTATCCGCTTGTTTGCATGGAAAAACTGACAATATCCTATACCGGTCCGGAAGATTCGACGAATAAAAACCGGTATTGCGAACTCATGTTCCTGGAGTCGGTGAGCGATACGACCGACTTTGATACGATACAGAAAATGACTAATAAGATGGAACGTATAGCTGAAGATTTTATCAAGAAATTTAAAGTGGATCGTAAGAACCGGGCTGCATATCCATTTTTAAAACGCCTAGTAATATCTAACATTGAATTGAATCCAATTGAGAATAAATCGATATCACTTTACGGTTGGTTGTTGTCTTTCAATTTTGAACTGCCATTTATAGAGACATTAGAGCCGGGACGCTTCGTTTAATGTCCTTTTTCCAGATTTAAGTAAGCCGTAATTTTGTGTAAAAAGAATATGATATGACCGTTGACGAACTAAAGCAAGCTGCCTCGATAATTAAACATGAAACTGTAGAAAAGAACAATACAGCTATCAGAATAGGTACGTTCCTTGAAAACCTTATAGATCATTTTGAAACTACAGTACCCAAAACAACTTTAGATTTTATAGTTGATACGGTTAAGAAATCTACATCCGGCATACGGAAAAATATGTCGGTGATTTGGACCGGTGATTTTTCGGGTATCCCTGAAGGCTTTGTTTTGAGTGACGGTCATAACGGCGTTCCGGTTAATGGTGTTACTGTTCCTGACTTTCGTAGCAAATTTATTGTAGGCTATGATCCACGAAAAGTGAATGATCCGCTAGAAAACTATGGTCAGATTGGAAATGTAGGCGGTGAATCGAAAACAACACTAACCACTGATCAACTTCCGGCACACAATTTTTTTACTGTTTCTAAAATTGGTCGCGGTAATGCTGACACGTTAATAAACTCTCCGGAAGGTAGTGTATTAGCTACAGAAGCTACTGGCAATGTCCAAGGAGATGATAACAATGCGTATAAATTATATGCTGCACCTTCTGGAAGTGTAGCAAATAGTGGGAAAACTAATACTATCGGAAAAGGTCTAGCTATAGAAAACAGACCCCCTTATTATGTTGTATACTTTATCACTAAGGTTTCGGATGATGTGGATGGTTCTGGAGTATATGTAGATTATTCGGCCGGATACGGCATTATTATCAATAAAGCTGATCCGTCTAAGCCAATTATATCTGTTGACACAGATAAAGTGGCAACAAAAGTAAATGGTAAAATTCCGTTATCAGAAATCCCAACTAACGAATCAACCGGCGGAACTCCTACGCTGAATGAAGAGTTTGGAGGTGGGAGAATACACCACATATTCCAACCTGGCGAAACGGGATATAAGGCCGGCAAGAAAATGGTTCAGGTGGTAGCCAATGAAGATGTATCTGCGGGAGTGCGTTGGTCCTTTCCTTCCTTATTTGAAAATCCGTTTTATTATCAACAAAATGTCGGAACCACATCCACCGCAATTGGTGAAGGGAAAAATAACACAAACGAACTATTGACATTATTAGATGCCAATGCCAACCCAAACGCGACCAATCAGTATGCAATAAAACTTGCCAGGTTATATAACGGCGGTGGTTTTACTGACTGGTCTCTGCCAAGTAAATCCGATTTACAGTTGCTATCGGCCCAGCACAGACCAGGTGGATCGTTAGCGGGTTTCTTGGGTGTAACAGGAACTCACGGTTATTGGTCATCTTCCGAAGATGGTAGTAATTCTTTCTATGTCCGGTTAGATGCTGATGCCGGAGGATCGGGTGACCGTTCAGCATTAATGGCTGTTCGCTGTGTCCGCATTGCTGAATATGGCAGTTCTGACGGTGTATTGCTTAAGTCTGAAGCAGCTGAAACTTTTGAAACGAAAGAGGATTTTGAGAAAACAATATCAGGTTTAATTTCAAAAGCCGAAGCCTCTGAAACTTATTCTAAAAAAATAGATTTAGATGCTAAAGCCAATAAAAGTGATGAAATAACAGTAGATCCATCTGATGCCGGTCACACTAAACCTGCAGACGTTCATTTAGCGCATGGGGCTGGAGTGGCTAATGTTGCTTTCATAGCTTATAGTGACACTAACGATGACCGAATTGATTTAACTTACATGAAATTAAAAGACTATGTAGGTGATAATGCAATTGGGCAGGTTAAAAATGCAGAAATAGCTGATGTTGCTCAAAATTGTGATAGAGCAACCCGTGATAGATACGGAAAAACAATAGACTTAACCTACGCAACAATAGATCAATTAAATAATGTTGTTGGTTCTGTTTATCGCGCTAAGGGTAATGTGGCTAATTTTAGTTCGCTTCCCACAAATCCAGCTAATGGTGATGTATATAATCTCAGTGATTCAGGAATGAATTATGCTTATACTGGGCATACTGTTGATGTGAGTCATCCGTATGATTCAACGTTATGGGATTCATTAGGCGGGGTTGTAGCGCTCGCTACACTTACTGAAAATGGACTACTTTCAAAGGCCGATTTTGCAATTCTACGTGGATTATCCGATAATTACGCCTCAAAAGTAAACGGTGTCGTTCCGTTGGATCAGATGCCGGTGAATGTCGTTACATCTGGCACGCCAACACTTGGCGAATCCTTCGGCGGAGGAGTAATATTCCGCATATTCCAACCAGGAGATGCCGGCTATGACGCGGCGAAGATAAAGGTTTTAATTGCTGCAACAGAAGATGCATCTGCAGGAGTTCGTTGGTCTTTCCCTTCACAATATGATGGTTACTTTTATCATCAACAATCAATTGGCACGACCTTAGATACTATTGGGGAGGGGAAAAACAATACAAACGAACTATTGACATTATTAGATGCGAACGCAAATCCTGGGCAGACGACACAATATGCAATAAAACTTGCCAGATTATATAACGGCGGTGGGTTTACTGATTGGTTTTTGCCTTCGTATGGCGAAGCTATCGCTTTAAGAAGTTCATCAGTGCTTAACAATTATCTTAACAACGGTTATTGGACCTCTTCAGAATCTAACAATGTCAACAACGATACTAAGTATATAAACCTTACTACCGGAAATATCGGCTTTGCGGACAGGTCGAATTTATTTGCTGTCAGAGCTATACGCGTGGCTGAATATACCACAACAGATGGGGTTGTAATGCAATCAAAATTCAAACATATACTTGATTCATTTATCAGTTTCGCCTCTCAAGAAGAGGCTCACGATGGCAATGAAAACACAAAGGTTATGACAGCTCTACGTGTACTACAGAGCTGGTTGTATCAAACCCGAAACTATGCTATTCCTGAGTTGTTGACAAACGCTAAAACTGTCGTAGCTGCTTTAAATGACATCTACACTCGTAGTTTAAAGAGTCAAGCCGAATACGTTCTATCTGGACTAGACCAGGATATAACAATGGGTATGAAAGTAAGCGAAACAGTGCGCTACTCTCAATTATTTAAAACTGAAGATTTGTATCTTGAGTGTACCACCCCTCCTTCTGATTCGGCAATCATCGTTGACATTCAGAAAAATGGAGTATCTATATTTACAGCAATGCCACAGATACCTGTGGGTGAATTAAAAGTAGACATCACTGGAGTAATACTGGAACCTGGTGCGGGCACATTCAATGTAGGTGATATTAGAACAATAAGTGTAGTTCAGATGGGTATAAGCGAAACTGGTAAAAACTTAGTATGCTCAATCCAAATAACAAAGTTGTAACATGTACAGATATGACCCATATGCATTAATGTCTGCTGACAAACCTATTGCAGTAGAGACTTTTGTGGCTCCTGATGACTTCAATCCTGATGCTCAAGAATTGAATATACTCAAGGCCTTCCAAAAGTACAAAGGAAAGGACAAGAGTCACATTTATTCTATCGTAGATTCAGTGACCACTACCAAGATACCGGGATACATGGGAGTGCGTCACGTGTACTCAGAGAACGGTGGCGCGTACAAGGATGTACAGGACAGCATCATAAATTGGACTGCTGGTAGTAAGAAAAGACATGTGATTGCTTACACCTCTCTGAATAAGTACTGGCCCGACTTACCTCTAGGCATGGAGTGGTTGTATTTCACTACCAAAGTAGGGTCTATTTCTGCATATCAAGTTAGTGACCTAAAGTATATTCATTGTGAGTCATTAGCAACCGTTGACAGCATCAAAATTGATGCTTTCAACGGTTGCAATTTGACCGGAAGGTTAACAATTCCCCCAAATGTAAAAGAGATAGGAGATTACTCGTTTGCCAATAATTCAAACTTACAGTATTCTATAATAATACCAGATGGTGTAACAAGGGTAGGCGCTTTTGCATTCTTTAATTGTCAAGGGTTTACGGGGCATATTTACACACCTAGCAGCGTAAAGGTTATTGGTTCTAGTGCATTTCGATCTTTATCTAATGCGCAGGGACCGGTCTACCTATCAGAAAACCTTGAGGAGATAGGGCCCGGAGCGTTTATGGAAAGCTCAAGTTTAAAAGGATCTTTAGAAATACCGATAGGTGTAACTAAGATAAACCCTTACACTTTTTATGGATGTGCTGGTCTGGACGGTACCCTTGCCCTTCCTAGTAACCTCACTTTGGTTGATGAGGGAGCTTTTACTATGTGTGGACTAACTGGTCCCTTACACTTACCTCAGTCTTTAGGTGTGATAGGCGCAAGCGCTTTTGCTTATTGTAAGTTTACAGGTCCTTTGCAAATAGGAACAAGTGTCACTGTGATAAGCAATAGGGCGTTTTATAATTGTACAGATTTTACGGGAAGCTTAGTTATTCCTGACAATGTGACTATGGTAGCCTCCTATGCATTTGCAAACTGCACAGGGCTCAATGGGACTCTTACTCTAGGAGCAGGAGTAACACAGTTGTACGGCTATACATTCAGTCATTGTGGGTTCACTGGAACTCTTAAAATTCCAAATACTCTTCTAAAGGTCACTGATGCGGACTTTTATAAAACCAATTTCAGTTCTTTGGATTTAGGTTCCGGTATACAAGAAATAAATTGTACTGGCGAAGGAGGAGGAGTAGGCCCATTCATGGAGTTAAACATAGAGGGACCCTTAAATCTGCCTGCTAGTTTAAATTATATAGGCGAGTATGCATTTAAGGGGTGTACCAAGGTAACTAAAATCAATAATCCGTCCCCTTCGGGAAACTTAACCTACATAGGGGATTACGCATTCGATGGATGCACAGGGCTAACTGGGTATTTATCTCTAAATGATAAAGTAACAAATATAGGAATGTACGCATTTAGAGGTTGCACAGGGCTAGTAGGGTTGCAATTGCCTTCCTCTTTAACTACCATACAGTACGGTACATTTAAGGGGTGCACTGGACTGACAGGTACTCTACAACTAAAAAATGTAACTGATGTGATGGGTGCGGCATTTGCTTACTGTTCCTTCACAGCATTGCCGGCTTACGCGGCTACCCATTTAGTAAATATCGGAGGAGGGCCTACTGATGATTCAGGAGCATTTGCATTTAATAAGGCTTTAAAAACAATACCTTTATTGCCAAAGCTGAAAACTGTAGGAGCTAATGCATTTCATGGTTGTGATTATTTAAATACTGTAACATTAGGAGTACTCACCCTATTGGATCAGGGGGCTTTCAGTTATTGTACTGCATTGCGTGATTTCACTTTAGGAAATACTGATATTTTAAGAATAGGAGATCTTTGCTTTAAGAATTGTACATCATTAGCAACGTTTACCCTTAAGATGCCTATACCTCCTCCTGCATCTGATAATGTTGTAGATGGAGTTCCTGTGGGAACTTGTGTCCTGTATGTACCTGCAGGTTCAATAGAGTACTACCAAGTAATAGCTCCTTGGTTACAGTTTGTTAACGTACTCGAATTATAATTGCGGAAATCATGGACGACTTAGAAAAAACAACAAAAGAACTATTGCAGGGGGTTAAAGGACCACAAGCTAAAGCTATAATAGTAATGTCTATGGCATTAGATAGTAAGTTGGATGCTATCCTAAATGCCATTGAGCGTAACCGCGCGGAGAATGAGGAGCACATGAAGGCTATTAAGAAGGAAACAGATGATCGGTTTTCTAAGCTAAAAGTCATTATGTTTTTTGCGGACCATAAATACATCCTTGTAATCATTTGCATCCTACTGGCTTCTTACTTTGGTTTTTCTGATTCTGAATCTAAGAAGACAGCCTCTAATCTGGGGAAAGCAACAGAAATAATTAAATATCTAAAATAAATTTCATGAAAACATTTTTAAACTTAGTGCTTTTGATTTGGGCCGTAATCAAATCATTTTTCAAGAAGAATCATCATTTTATCACTGTACCGTGTGCAATAATTTTATTTGCAGGGCTCGTCCCGGTTCTACGTTGGTTTGATCCTACTGCAGCATCTTTCGATGCGGGTATATTTCAAATCCCTATTTTTGCAAGCGTGCAATTCTTTTTTTATCTAGCCGTGGCTTGGTTCGCTTTTCGCTTTGTATTCGGGAATTTCTACAGGCATTTAATTACTGATATGAAAACAGATTTCAAAAATATTACATCATGGGAAAAATTAAAATTATCGTATTCAATCTTCTTTTTATTGTTTGCGGCACTTGTGTTGCTTTCAATCAAAATAGCGTAGCCAATGTATACCGCCATGAAATTGGCGTCAGAGAGCTTACAGGTCATAACGACGGTGTACGTGTCGAGCAATATCTTGCCAGTTGTCACCTGACTAAAGGAAATCCGTGGTGCGCGGCGTTTGTTACTTGGAGCTACAAGCAAGCAGGTATAAAAACGGTTATTAGTGGTTATGCACCGAATTGGTTCCCTACTTCGTCTGTAATTTACAGCAGGAGAAAGAAAGGCGGATCAATCCCGGGGACAGCAGATGTTTTCGGGATTTACTTTCCGAAAAAAAATCGGATCGCACACGTTGGTTTTATTGATGACTGGCCGGCAGGATCCTTCGCCGTTACGGTGGAAGGAAATACCAATGAAGCCGGATCCAGAGAGGGAGACGGTGTTTATCGAAAAAGACGTTTAAAAAGTCAAATTTATAAAGTAAGCAGATGGTTATGAGAAACTTTTTATCAATATTCAATATTGTTATATTGCTTGCCATTTTAATGGCTGGATGCTCCAGTACTAAAAAAGTGGAGAAGTCGAATGTAGATTCGTCTATTGCTTCAGATACAAATATGAATAAGAAAACGGAAGAAACGCAAACCGGTAGCATTACCGACACATCCGTAAAAACGCAGGATAAAAACACATCAAAGGTGAAAGAAACTAAGGTGACGGATTATGACCCGACAAAACCTATTGTTCCTGGAACCGGTAAACCTCCAGTAGTGAAAGAAACCATTACTACCGAGAAAGAGGAAACTCAGGAAATCCTAACGCAAAAGCTAAACCTGCAGATCGATTATACCAGACAATTAAAACAGACTATTGATAGCCAGAATAGCATAATTACAAAGTTGAAGGCTAAAACAGAAACAGAAGTGACTACAGTTATCCCCTGGTGGAAGTGGATCCTTGCCGGTATAGTAGTTGGCGCGGTGCTGACGTTCCTGATTTATCACTTTGAGTGGTACGTCTGGTTTTTGAATTTGATAAAGAAAATTCTTGTTTGGATAGGTAAGGGGTAAAAAAGTCCCCGCCTCCATTCTGTTCGTTTCTCAGGCATTACAGAATGATAAAGGTGCATACACACCACGACGAAGACTTAAATGTCTTTGAAGTTGGTGTGTATGCACCTTTTTATATTTGCCTGAGAAGCGTCACAAAAATAGGTATTAGTTTTTAAATAAAAAATAGAAGAATGAAAAATTACAATCAATCGCCTCTACCATTTCAGGGGCAAAAGCGTCGATTTATGGCCGACTTTAAAACAGCATTAAATGAGTTCAAAACTGCACCGTTATTTATCGACTTATTTGGCGGAAGCGGGCTGTTGAGCCAATGGGTAAAAGAACAGTTGCCGGAAGCAACCGTTATTTACAACGATTTTGACGATTATCATTTGCGAATAGCTAATATTGAGCGTACCAATATGCTGTTGGCTCAGTTTCGCATTATTCTACAGAATTTACCAGCAGATAAGATAATCAGCAAAGAAGCCAAAGAACATATTCTACAGGCTATTACAGTGGAAGAAAAAACAACCGGGTATGTCGATTACATTACTATATCGTCGAGTCTGTTATTTAGCATGAACTACTCCACAAATTATGATGACATGGCCAAACAGACCATGTATAATTGCGTGCGAAAGAATGGCTATGAAGATGCAGCCGGCTACCTTCAGGGAGTCGAAATAGTGAAACAAGATTACCGGGTATTGTTTGATCGGTGGAAACATGTGAGTGGCGTTGTATTTCTTGTTGATCCGCCATACTTATCTACCGACTGCAGTACTTATAGTAGCTATTGGCGGTTAGGTAACTATTTGGATGTGCTGAATGTTCTGAAAAGAACGAGTTACTTTTACTTTACTTCGAATAAATCATCAATAATTGAGTTGACCGATTGGATTGAAAAGAATTTAAAAGCTGATAATCCGTTTAAAGGAGCTACTAAAAAAGAAATGGTTGCAAGAATGAGTAAAAATACCGGTTATACGGATATAATGCTGTATAAAAGGGTTAGTTAATGTTTTAAGTGTTATATAATTTTCAAATGCTCTGGACTGTGAAGTTCGGAGCGTTTTTTTGACCGATGTTAAATCTTTGGCTTGAGTGAAAAATAATTTAGAAATTAGTTGCTCAATAAACAAAAGTTTATTACCTTTGTTGCATCAAAAAGGATAACTAATAACAAGAAAAAGGATGAACGAATATGTATCAAAAGAAAGACGAAAACTTGAAAAAGAGTTGCTAATGTATCTGCGAAAATACAGATTTTATTCAGCTAGATTTAAAAAGATTAGCGACTTAAATACAATCATCGACGAGATTGTAAACGAATTAAAAAAAGATGTTTAACTTCAAAATCCTCTCTCTAATAAAAAAGAGAGAGGATTAAAAAAATAATATGATAATGACAACAAAAGAGAAATTTGAACAACTGAAAGAGGCGGAACTAAAGGCGAAAACAAAAAAAGAACTTGACAGCATTCAACTTGAGTTTGATAAATTGGCTACATTAGACCCTGACGGCTTTGAAGATGCTTTTATAGATAGTGCAAGACAGACACTTAAGGCTGCAAAACAACTAAAGATAAAAGAACAGATAAAAGAAATGCAGGAAATTGTATCGATGTCGTTTATTGCAAAAACTTACTTCAACAAAACAAAAAGCTGGATGAGCCAACGTATAAATGAATTAAATGTAAACGGTAAACCTGCCCAGTTCACCCCTGAAGAAATAAACACACTGAATGAAGCTTTTAAAGATATTTCTAAAAGAGTAGGTGAGTTTCGTATTTCGTATTAATTAATCCTGACAAAGTCAGTGATATTAAGTGTTAGCCCTACAGAAATGTAGGGCTTTTTTTATTTTAAGTAATTCCGTATATTTGTAGCTTATTATTTAATATAAACATCTTAAAAATTGAGTTTATGAAAAAAGGTTTACTATTGGTTGTTATGGCTGTAATACCAATCATGCATTTGTTTTCTCAAAATGAATATATAGTAAAGACTAAATCATTTGAAAATAAAAATGATACAATAAAACTTTCCTTAGAACAGCAATTCGTAAAAAATAATTTTCGTTATATACCAATGAATAACTGGGATAAGAATATGAAATTTATGGTTGAGAAACCTTATGAATCGGAAATAAATACATACTCAATATATACTGATCACAATCACATATATCCTTCAATTGATAGAAAATTATTGGGAGATAAAATATTCACAATTGATTCTGTTTCTTTCGAACATATTGAAAGAATAGGTGTAGGAACTAAATTAGAGAAAATTATATATTTTAATTGCGAAGGTAGAACTTTTAAATATTCATTCTATAATAATGATGATGATTATCCATGTATTTATGATTTGATATATCTTGGAGACATTGAAAATTGTAGAAAATTATTAATTGGTAAAACATTATATACTTTAAACATAGACTGGCTACAAGATGGTGTTCAAGGAGTATCCAAATATAGTAGAAAATGGGTTCCTGTTATTATAAAGAAAATAGGGGTGGGTGATTCTCAGAATAGACCTATAAAAATTATATTTGAATATAATAAAAAAGAATTTTACATCGAAGTGTCAATGTCAAAAACCAATTGTACATCAATAGCCGATAATGATGACAACTTTAATACAAATTTCTCATTTACGAATCCAAAATTGAGATATCCAAAAATACCTAAAGATATCTGGGACTTAATATGCATAAATCAAGTTAGAATTGGAATGACAAAGGCTCAATGTAGATTATCATGGGGAGATCCAGAAGATATAAATAAAACTTCAGGGAATTGGGGTACTTCTGAACAATGGGTATATTCTGCTTCAAGTTACTTGTATTTTAAGAATGGAATTTTATCAACGATCCAACATTAATTGAAAATATTTTCATTTTCATATATTAGATCCTGAATGACCAGGAATAAATACATTATTTAATAGCCTCACCTTAACTGGTGAGGCTTTTTTTTTGTCCTTTTCCGTCCTGCTGTTATTGGCGAAATTTGTATCATAAAATGATAATTATGAATGATCAGACGCCAAAACTTATAACTGAAGATGAATTCAATGCCAAGGTGAGAGGTTGGTCTATCTCTACTCGCGGTCGAATGGCTTCAAAAGCTCCTGTGTATTCGGGATCCGATTCTAAAACTAGAGCTTCCAAAAAACTATCTCAATCTGTAATTTATAGTCTGAAAATGGAATTCGGATCGGCATCGCGTATTCGATTTTCATTTGAGCGACACGGTGTTTTTGTGCAATATGGAGTTGGCAGAGGGTATATCCGACAAGGCAATTCAGTTATAAAAGGATCAAGAAAGGGCGAAAAAATTGATGTCTCAAAAGGGATTAATCGCCACCCTGTCGATTGGTTTGATATTGAAATCAGGCAGGGACTTGCCCAACTAGCCGATATAACTCAAGAATATTACGGAGACTTAGCTATGAGACAATTGCTCTCGAAGCTGGATAAATTTTTAATTCAAAAAACCTAACTGAAATGGCTGAAAAAACGGCAAAGCGTGGAGTTTCTTTGTTCCTTGACGGAAAAGAAATAGTGAATTCCGTGAAAAGTATAAGTAGCGAAATGAAAAAGCTACAAAATGAGCAGGCTAAAATGACCATAGGTGCAGATAATTACATTGCTCATGGCCAGAAAATTGGTTATTTGAAGTCACTTATTAATGAACATGTTGATACTTTGAAAGATATAGCTTCAGAGTATGCAAACACTACGAAGGGGTTGGATGGATTTTTAAATAGAATGTCACAGTTGCCAGGCGCAATGGGTTGGATAGGACGTTCACTAACAGGTGTTGGTGATAGTATTGATATGCTATTCAAAAACAAGATGATGCTTGGAGTTAGTGTTGCTGGAGCTTTGGTAACGGGATTTATAGGGTTGGTAAAACATTCGATGGAATTTTCCAAAGCAGTATCGGAATTATCCGCTCTAACCGGTGCTACCGGAAAAGACCTGGACTATTTGAAAGACAAAGCTAAGGAACTGGGAGGCCAATACGGCAAGTCTGCAACAGAAATAGTTACTGGGATGAAATTGGTTGGAGGTGCTAAGCCTGAATTATTATCCAATGTGACAGCTCTGGCAGATGTAACCAAAGAAGTATTGACATTATCGAAGGCTACCGGCATGGATATGACCGAAGCAACAAATGATGTAACTACAATCATGAATCAGTTCGGATTATCGGCCCTGGAAGCAGATAGAACCGTCAATGTATTAGCTGCAGGGTCGAAGTATGGGGCAAAAGAAGTTGATTATTTGGGCGAGTCAATATCAAAGGTTGGAACTGTTGCAAAGTCCGCCGGACTTACCCTTGAAAATACTACAGCTGTTATGGAGCTCTTTGGCGAAAAAGGGATCAGAGCCGAAGTAGCTGGTACCGGATTTAAGTCAGTTTTAGTGGAATTGCAATCTGACACGAAAAATTATACAAATGGACTTTTTGATTTAAATAAAGCAATTGACAATAATCAAAATATATCTGGAGATAATATTGCACTACAAAAGAAATTCGGAAAAGAGTTTTTTGGTTTAGCTCAAATTTTATTTCAAAATAAGACCCGATTTGAAGAACTTTCAAAACAGGTCACCGGCACAACAGTTGCCGAAGAACAAATGCGCATTGCCACTGATAATCTTTCGGGTGATGTAGACAAAATGAAAAGCTCATGGGATTCTTTTCTATTGTCGATTGAAGATGGAAAAGGGCCATTGGCTAATGCATCACGCTGGTTAGTACAATTTGGAAAAGATATGGTTGATGCTGCTGCATCTTGGACAAAGAGCAGTGATCAAAAAGATCAGGATTTACTTACTCAGAATGTAAATAGTAGAATTGAATCATTGAAAAAATTACTACCGGCTCAAAAAGATCAAACGAAATATTTGAATGATGAGATTACAGCCAACAGGCATATTTATCAAAACAAGCAAGCCAGAATGAAGCAATTGCAAGATGAAATAAGGCTGAATAAAGAACTTGGCGGAAGCTGGGAGAAATCAAATAAGCAAAAAACTGAGGAACTTAACGGACTCTCTGTTGAAGTACAAAAGTCTATAGCCTATGTAAATGCAGTGGGTGGTCTGAAGAATGCATTAAATCTGAAGCCCGTGACAAAAACAGCTGCAGCTGCAACTACAGATACAGCTGCAATTCAAAAGAAAAAGGTAAATGCTGCCCTTAAAAAGTTAGAGACTGATAATTTGGAACAGATTTCTTCCATAAAAAAACGATATTTAAAAGGTGATATCGTTTCTGAATATGATTATAATGAGGTATTGCTTGATCAACAAGATAAATATGATGAACTTCGGAAGAAAAAGCTTAAAGAGTTACTTAAAACAATTACTGATCCCGGATTAAAACTAGAGCTAAACAAACAGATTGCCGAAATAGATAAAAAAGCTCTTGACAGACAGATTGAGCAAAATAATAAGATAAAAAAAATATTGCTTGATGCTGATCCCATAAAGTCAGAAAATGAAAGTTATAATAACCGGCTTCGGGAGCTTGGACTATTTGGAGTTGAAAAAGAAAAAATGACTGCTGATCAGTTGGATACTCTGCGAATTCTGGAAGAACAACATACTGCCAATCTAAGCAAGTTATCTACCAAATCGGCCATTGCTCAGCTAAAACAATTGGATAAAGATCAACAGGACGCTGAAAAGCTAGCTGCAGATAACAGATCTTCGGGTGAACTTAACGAGCAACAATATAAAGATAAATTACTAAGCATTGAGATCCAGTTTTTAAAAAAGAAACTGGCCATACAAGGTTTGTCGGCTGATGAAATTGATAAAATAAGCAAGTCGTTAACCGAAAAACTGGGAGCCAGTGCAGAAAAGTCAGCTCAAGAACAGTTGACTTTTAAAGAAAAGTACGGTATAGATGAACTTGGTAGGTTCAAAAGTCAAAAAGAGGTTGAATTAAAAATTCTTCAGGATTATCTGAATAAAGGTATTGTTTCTGAGAAAGATGCATATAAAGTTAGGCGAATCTTAGCTTCAGCAGAATTCAAAGCAAAAACAAAAGATTTTGCTGAAATCGCCAGTGGAATATCCGATGTTTCCGGAGTGTTTTCTAATGCCATCCAAGGGTTTCAGTCTGCTGAAGAAAAATCCATAGAAACTAAGTATCAAAAACAAATAGATGCTGCTCAGAAAGCCGGAAAAGACACTACCAAAATAGAGGAAGAAAAAAACAAAGAGTTGGCTGCTGTCAGGGCTAAAAATGCAGATGCTAATTTTGCATTGCAAGTCGCTCAGATAATTAGCTCTACTGCCGTAGCTGCTATCAATGCTTACTCGGCTATGTCATCTATCCCTCTTATAGGTCCGGTTTTGGGTGGTATTGCTGCTGGTGCTGCAGTAGCTTATGGTGCTTCACAGATTGCCGTTGCAGAATCGGCTCGCGAAGCAGCTAAGTCCGGATATTATTATGGTGGTTACACCGGTGGCGATGATCCGAATGAGGTTCGTGGACATTTTCCCGATGGGTCGCCTTATCATGGTAAAGAATTTGTAGCCACACACGTTACCACTGCTAATCCAAATACTAAACCAGTACTTGATGTAATTGATGAGGCTCAGAAGAATGGTACGGCTTCGAGTCTGACAAAAGCTGATCTGGCCAAAGCTATTGGAGTTTCGTCGGGTGGATATTACTCAGGTGGATATAAAAAAGCAGATGCTACTTCCGGATTGTCTTCCGGATCTGTTTCTACGAATGATATATTATTAGGTATTATCGAACGGAATGCAACTGCAATGGACCGGTTGAACACTCATTTGGACAAAGGGATTAAAGCTCCAGTGTATATCTCCGGGTCTGAAGGAGTAGCAGAAAACCTGGACAGATATTACAAACTAATTTCAAACGCAAAGGGATAATGATACAATTTTTTATAGAAAATAATGAGGTTGTTTTATCCTCGGATTTTTCGTTTACCTGGACAGAAGAGAATCCGGAGATAACAAATGATGGAGAATTTTCATTAGATATGACTATTTCGCTTGTTCCTCCACAAAATGTTATTGCTTTCGATTTTTTGAACCGGTTGAACAAAACTACAATTCCCAAAAAAGTAGACTCTAGATTAGTTATTGATGGTCAAAACCATTCGGGTACATTCGTTCTATCTACGAATGACGATGTAGCCGTTAAAGGGCAATTCCTTGCCGGAAATTCCGAGCTAAAATATATAGCTAAAAACGAAAAAAAGATTTGGGGTTTAGATGGTTGGGGAAGTGAAGATTCCATAGATTATATAAAGGCTCTTTTTTCGGTGGAGCATGGTGGATATGGAGAAGTTAGAAATGGACCTGTATGGCTTGGATTCAATAATTATGTTTGTCCGCCTGTAAAGTTAGGTAATGAGATTGTTAATAATTACACAATACGGGATGGAAATGGTACTGCTTCGGATAACGGTGGAGTAGATAATATGTTCCCTATAAATGGGATTTCTGGGAAAATAATTATGCAACCATACATATTATACTATATCAACAAATTACCTGAATTGCTTGGGTACACGCTTAAATATAACATATTGAATACTGACGATAGAGCTCGAAGAATGTTCATAGTGAATTCATCAGACTCTCTTAATTATGCAGATGCTCTTCCGGATATGTCAGTATATGAATTTATAGATGCCATCCAAAAATTTTTCAACGTTTCGTTTTTGGTTGATGCCAAGGACAAAAGTATATCAATAGAAAGTTTATCCTCAAATTTAAAAAATAAAAAGATAGTTGACATTAAGAATACCCTTACTCCATATACAAGAGACCAGAGTCAAGACTCAAAATCACTTAGATTTGATTTCTCTAAAATAAGCTATGAAGTAGGTTCAAGCAACTATTACAAGTATCAAAAGTTGTCAGATGATATTATAAATAAATGCGAAATTAAGGAGTTTAATAATTTTACAACCCTAGTAAATTATGTAATGACACTCGGATCTACTTATATAGACAAATTATATATCTATAGAGACTTAGAATTTCAAAATGACTATGTATACGATTCGAGAACTACAACAACGCTATATTCTCACTATTCTGGTCCGTACGGATCTCTACGTCTTCTTAATAAGTTTAGTTCTGTTGGTGATTCAGATAATCAAGAACTGATTCTAAAAGTACGGCCTGTTGAAGTAACAAAAGGTTCTACTCGAATACGTTGGACTATAAATGATAATACTACGACTGTTTATGGTTTTTTTCAGCTTCCAAAATCTAGCAATGAATATTATATAAAAAAGTATACTGGATTTATTGAAAGTGTAGAAAATGGAGATAGTGACATTCCTCGGCTTAGCGTATTGGAAGTTGCTTTATATTCTGGCGAAATACAACTCTTCAACGAAAATAATTATGGAATTACGGTCAAAACTAAATATCCATTTTCGCATGTAGATACACAGCCGGATTTTAGTCTTGAAGGGGGGGGTGGATATGGATCACCATGGCCAGCGTGGGAAGCTTGGATCAAAGATAATTTTAAAGCTGTAGTAAAAACGACTATGTGTTTGAAAGGGTCAAACGGCATACTTTCAGACTATCATCAGAAATCTATCCTTGACACCTCTACTGAATATGTATTCACTTTAATAGATAGTCCTGATGTTAGGTCAAATAACATATTCAATATAGATAACCTGAAATATTTTCCAATATCAATAGAGCGTGAGAAAAAGCAGACTATAACCCCTGCAAAAGCAACTTTTTATAGGATGCTTTAGAATAAAACTACCGTACAAAAGTTCAATTGTACGGTAGTTTTGTTATCTCAAAATTTCCCATCATGATTCTTTATTAAATCATTTGCTTCTTGTAAATCGTGGGGCGTATATATATCAGTTGTCAGAATACTGGCATGCCTGGCTTGATCACGTACACTTATTTTATCCATTAACCGGAGCATATTAGTTATTCCGGTATCCTTTAAAGAATAAAATTTATATGCCTTGGTAAATTTCAAATCTTTTCTTACATGATTCTGCCAAAAGTCTCTGAATTGCTTTTCGCTTTTTAAAACTACACCGGGTTTAAACTTATCTGAAAAAAGGTAATAATGACCAGGTGATTTGAATAAATTCAGATCGATCATTAGGTGAATCACTTTTGCCGGCAACGTGATTACTCCTGACGTTCTATTTTTGGAAATGCTCTCATCAATATATAAAGTTTGATTTTTCAAGGATATGTTTTCAATTTTCAATTGGCTCATTTCCGTAGGGCGGATGAAACAATAATGAAGTAAATAGGCCGCAAGAAGATAGTTCTTATTCTTCTCCTGCAGGTAATCTTTCAACTTCACAATGTCTTTATCTGCAATGACAGTACGCTGCTTATGGATGTGTTTTTTACTGATCATTGGCATACCTTCCGTGGGTCTTACTTTCAAATATCGATGCTGAACAAGAAATGATGAAAATGTACGTGCAAAACCTAAATAATTATTTCTCGTCTGTGCACTATTATCTCGACCCACGTAGATATACTCAAGCATGTCGTCTATAAATGTTTCATCGAATTGATAGATGTAGACTATCTTATTCTTTCGTTGATCATTAAACTCTTTTATATTCCTAATATAGGACATATTAGACACATAAGTATCTTTTCTATGAATTCCATCTGCATGTAATTTTTGGCTGTAACGTTCATAATGCTCGCATACCTCCGCGAACGTATGATAAGCTTTTCCGTTTTCGCTTTCAATCCATGGATTCCATCCGTTTTCGAGCTTTACGTTAAGCCTCTTAATCAATCCATCAGCATATTTTCTCCGTTCGCCAATCCTATCAATAAAATTTAACTTTATCTTTTTTCGACGCATCTCATTTTTTGCCGGATCAAAAGCATTGAAACCGACATACCATTCTTTTCCTGTATGCAATTTTGGTGGAGTGTACGACATAATCTCCTTTGTTGATCTGTCGTGAGTTCTGAGAGTTATGGGCATTTTTTTATTATGCATTGATTGATAACCAGTGCATAATAAAAAAGATAAGTAATAAATAAACCGTGTCCCATATCTGTCCCGTTAGTGTTTTTACGACAGCACATAAATATATGTAAATGAGACAATTTGGCGGTATTCTGTCGGGGTGACAAGATTCGAACCTGCGACCTCTACGTCCCGAACGTAACGCGCTACCGACTGCGCCACACCCCGATTTTCAGGTTGCAAAATTACAATATATATTTGTTTATATAAATTATTCAGATAAAAAAATGCTATTTATTTTATCTGAATGCACATCCTGATTTTAAAACAAAGAATTGAATTCCGATTTGCAATTTAAACAGAGAAATATGCCTACGAAAAAACATATATTTAACTTCAAAAATAAGTATCTTTGCACTAAAATTTTAACTACATGTTTACAACCGCAATAGACCAATTTATCAAAATAAATAATTACCCTGCATTTAAGCCAAAAGCTGTATTCTTCGATATGGATGGAGTGCTGTTTGACTCCATGAAGCATCATGCAACAGCATGGGTCAAAGCGCTACACAACAAAAATCTTCCGTTTACTGAATACGAAGCCTACATGAATGAAGGTCGAACAGGAGCGTCAACTATTGACGAAATATACATGCAGCAATATGGCAGAACAGCTACCGAAGATGAAAAGAACGATATATATAGGTTGAAATCTCAACTATTTGAAGAGTGTGGTAAAACGGAACAAATTCCTTTTGTATACGACTTACTGAAGAAAGTAAAGGCGCAAGGTCTACAAATTTTCGTCGTCACAGGTTCAGGACAACGAACCCTGCTTCATAGTCTGGAGGAAAACTTCCCCA